TCAGAACCGGATGTCCCGCGCCAGCCTGGGGCTGCACCGGCTTCTCGCCGATAGTGTCGGAATATAGTCTGCCGACGTTGTTCGAACGGCGGCGCCACCTTGATTCCCCATTCCAGCTACACCGCCTTCGTGGACACGCGTTGCGTGGGGTCGGGCTCCATCGAAGACGTGGCGGTCGCTTTGGCCGACCTCTCCGCCGGCCCGCCGCCGCTCATTCTCGATGACGCCACCGGCGCCGCAGTGGAGCTCGACCTGCGGCATGGTCCGGACGCCGCCATAGCGGACTTTCGCCGGCGCACCCTGCCCCAGGTGGAACCTGGACCTGCCCGATCGGGACGCGGCCGCCCCAGGCTTGGCGTTACGGCGCGTGAAGTGACTCTTCTGCCTCAGCACTGGGACTGGCTGGCCGGCCAGCCCGGCGGCGCATCGGCAGCCCTCCGACGTCTGGTGGACGCGGCCCGGCGGACCAGCGCGCCGGGCGATCGACTGCGCCAGGCCCGTGACGCCGCCTATCGGGCGATGGCCGCCCTGGCAGGAGACCTGCCCGGCTTCGAAGAAGCTTCGCGGGCGCTGTTCCGGCCCGATTGGGGCGCCTTCGACGCCGTCCTCTCGCGATGGCCCCCGGACGTGGCCGCCTACCTTTCTCATCTCTCAGCAAGCGTCCGGGCGAGCGCCGCCGACTAGGTCTCCGGCGGGATCGAGGCCTGCGCCTTGCAGTCGATGGTGAAGGTGAAGCTCGCCCCGACGCCCAGACCGCCCTGGTAGTGCCGGTCACATCCGTCCAGGTGCGCCCCCAGGGCCCGCAGCATCTCGGCGTTGTCCGATCCGCCCGACGCGCCGGCGATCGTCGATAGCGTGCCGCAGCCGGAAAGACCCAGCATCGCCAGTCCGCACAGCAGGCCCCTCATCGTGCGACCTCCAGTCCGAGCGCGTAGCCACCGCCCTGCCGCTTCGTGAGAACCTGCCGGCGAAGCTTCGGCGCGAACGATATGTGGACCCACGAACCCTCCTCGATGAGCTGATCGAAATCGACGTCGGACGTCGCGATCTTGCGGCACACCGCCTTGGGCGATCCGAAGCCGTAGCAGTTGAAGTCCACCGCATGCCCGTCGAGGTGCGCCGAGGTTCGCGCCCCGCCCACAACCCGGTTCAGGGCCGGAGAGCGATAGCCGCTTGTAACGGTTATCACCCGCCCGCCGAGCAGGCGGCGCACCTCTTCCATCCTGGCGGCCGTGGTTTGCAGATTGGCCACCACCTCCGGAGGCGGGGTGTTGTCGAGCTCCCGGTGCTGGGTGTGCGTGAGCTCTTCCAGCGCGAAGTGCGCCGTAAGCTTGGTCGTCATCCCTTGTCTCCGTGTTGGACGTCAGCCGGCGCGGACGCCGGCCGTGGCGTGGAGGGGGGCGGGCGGGCCAGCCTCCAGCCGCTCGAACCGCGCGGCGTTGGCGCTCCACAATTGCGCCAGAGCCCAGGCCAGCAACGCGGCCGCTACGCCCCAGCTCCGGTTCTTCAGGCCTTCGACCGCCTGCAGCGTCGAGGCGGCCGTGGCCTTGATCTCCACCAGCCGCTCTTCGCAGCGGGCCTCGTGGTCGTTCAGCCGCTGCTCAAGGGCGGCGAGCCTCTCCGATGGCGTGCTCATGTCGCCCTATCCCTTGGCAAGAGGGATGTCGGCGCTGAACGTCGCGCTGACGCCCTTCGTCTTGCTCGTCCCCGTCTCGCTGCTGGATTCGTCCTTCTCCTGCCCGACGAACAGCCCGATCGGCAGGCCGCTGAGCATCGCCACGATCTGCTGCGCCGTGGTGATCGGCGCGGCCCGCTGCTGCTGATCGACGCCGCGGAGCGTGGCGCCCAGCTCGGCCTGGGTGGCGATGTTCGCGCGCTGCGCGGCCTGGGCCGCCAGTTGCTGCTCCTGGCTTCTGAAGCCGAAGCCCGCCTTCTGCGCCCGGTCCTGCAGGGCCGTCTGGGCATTGGCGATACGGGCCTGTGTGGCCCTGTCAGCGTCGCCGGCCGCCGCGCCCAGCGCCGTCTCCCACGCCTTGGAGCGCAGGCCGGAAAGCGTCGAGGCCCGGCCGCGGGCCAGCTCTCCTTCGGTCATGCTCTGCGTCAGCGCCGCGCCCGAGCCGCCAAAGGCTCCGGCGCCCGCCAGATCAAGCGCCTGCTGGGCCCGCACCTGTCCGGCATTGGCGTCGAAGTCGGCCGCCGAGGCGTCGACCACCTCGCTGAGGTACGGGTTCACGTACCGGTCCATGTAGTTGTAGGCCTTGCCGCCGGAGGCGAATGGCGTGTCCGCATTCATGAACCCTGACAGCCAGGAGGTGTCGCCCGGCCCCTGAGGAAGCCCGGGTTCGGCGTCACCCCAGTTCGAGCGACCCAGCGTCGCGGCGCTCGCCGCCGCCTGGTTCTCCAGGGCATGGCTCGGCGCCACCAGCGTCTGAGGATCCAGGTCGAAGAGACCACCGACGCGCTCCGCGCCGCGCTGCACCGGTCCCAGCGCCCAATCCGGCACGATCGGCGTGGTCCTCCCGCGCGTCGTGCTGTTGCGACTGGTCGTTGTCTTGCTCTTCTCCGCAGAGCCACCGATCTTCAGGCTCATCTACAGCTCCTTTGCGATAATGCGCGCCAGCGGCGCGTAGCCCTCGGACGCCAGCGCCCGCTCCCAACCGGGGCGGCCGATCACCAACACTCGGCGACAGCCCTGGCCCCTCGCCCAGCGCTCGGCAGCGGGGCGCAAGCGATCGACCAGCTCCTGCAGATCGCCTCCCGCCAACCAGATCAGCAGGCGGCGCTCGCCCGGATCATCCTCGACAAGCGTGACCATCGCGGCGCGCTCGCCCGGCCAGAACTGCGCCTGCCCCGCGGCCACCAGTTCCCAGACGTCGGAAAGCGCATGTGTCCGCCCGGCGTGCGCCAGCGCCGCGTCGAGCCAGGGCGCACACCGCCGCCAGGTTCCGCCGGTCAAAGTCGACCCGCCGGAACGACGTCGAATGCGGGGGCGCCTATGCGGCACCCCGTCGGCGCGCTCTCGCCAGCGAACCTCACCTGGAAGTAGCGGCCGGTGGCCAGCACATCCGTCTTGGTCTCGCCCGGTGCGAGAGGCGTGGCCGCGACTTGCGTCCCGCCCTGCGGAAACAGCCTGGACGTGAGCGTCAGCGTGACGGGGCCCGCCTGGTCCTTGAAGTCCGGCCAGACCCCGCGGACCAGCATCGTCGTGTCGGCCTCGAGCGCATAGTCGGCCGTTTCGATGAACCAGGAGAACGCGGCGCCGTCCGCCGAGCGTCCCTTCTCATGCAGGAACACCGCGCCGTCGTAACTCACCCCGATGGGATAGGCGGTGGGGCCAGCGTCCACGAAGGCGGTGCGGGCCATGACGCCGCGATGCCAGGCGCCCGCATCCGGACCGCTGATCGCCAGCGCCAGGTAGCGGCTGTTCTCGTAGCCCTCTCGCCGGTCCGGGTAGTCGAACCGAACCTCGGAGAACTCGGCGTTTGACGAGGCGACCACCTTGTCGCCCTGGCTAGCGGCCAGTTCCTCGGCGAAGTCGCGACGGATCGGGCAGGCGATCGGCTCGGGCTGGCCGCCCGGCGCATAGCTGTAGAACTGACGGTCAGGGCTGACCCAGAACGCTGTCTGTCCGACCACCACCGCCGCGTTTGGACCGATCAGACCGCAATTGCGCCCCACCCGATCGAACCGCCACGGCTGGTTGAGCGCGCCCACATAGGTTCCCAGAAAAAGGGCGTCACCAGTCCAGACCAGCATCGACGGACCGCACATCCGGCCGGCCACGATCCGTCCGCCGCCGGTCAGAACGTACTCTCGGGCGGTCGAGCCGCTGGCGGCGGTGCTCCACTGCGTGTTGTTCCGGATCGATGAGTGCCGGACGCACAGCGGGTTGAAGGTCCCGGAGACCTCCTCGTTGCAGCCCAGAGCGAACACCTGGTAGCCGCCGTTCAGTGGAGCCACCAGCATATGGGTGACCTGAGCAGGCGCGTTCGCCAGCGGTTGCGCCTTCTGCCCCGTGTCGTTTGTCCAGGCGAAGATGGTCTGGTTGCGCGGGCTCGCCAGCAGATGCTGTCCCCAGGCGCCGAAGGACCAGGTCAGGGGGAAATAATCCGACTCCGACGGCAGGCCGTATCCGCCGACGCCATAGGCGCCCGTCCCGAAGCCCGCCGAACCGGCGCCGTCGATGGCTCCGGCGGCGAACCCGCTCGTCGGGGTCAGGTCGAACAGCTCGCCGCCACGCCAGAGCTGCAGCTTGGCGTGCGTGCCGAAGCCGATGTTCAGCACCCCCGCGTTGTCGGTCCACGGGAACACCCCTCGACAGACGCCAGTCAGCGGCTCGCTCGTCAGGCGCTCCCAACCACCGATCGTCTCGGCTCGACCCAGCCGGAAGCGCACGTTCGATCCGTCTGACCAGCGACCTGCGCCGGCCAGGGTGGTGTCGTCGCCGTTCAGTCCCGGCGGGAGCTCCAGGGCAATCTTCATCGTGATCTCGCTGCTTCGATGCTCGCGCGCCGCGGCCACAGCCGGCGCTTGTCTCCGGCGCCAGCAGGCCCCATTGATCCGCCTCCCCTTCGGTCCTCCGAAAAGGCGCAGATGTCAGACCCGTCGCTTGTTCAAGCCGTGATCCGCGGTGAGCCGGACGGCTACGACATGGCCAAGCCGGGGCTGATGGGACGACAGTCGGCGGGCCACGGCTTCCTCCGAGCGGCCGTCCAGGCGCGGGGTGATCAGCCGATCTACGGCTTTTCGCCCGGCCGGGCGCTGGCCAACGGATTTCGCGCGATCGTCGGCTCCATCGACCCCGCGGCCGACTTCGAATGGATCTCTCCGGACCGCCTGAGCCGGATCGCCGACGTCGGGGTCCTCTACATCGCCGACGCGACCCTTCCGACCCATGCGCGGCTGCGCCAGCGAACCGGCGTGGCCGCCTTCTCGATCTGCGGCGTCACACACACCACAGCCTCGCTGGGAACCATGGACGAGATCGGCGGGCTGCTGCGCGAGGCGGTGATGCCCTGGGATGCGCTCGTCTGCACCTCGTCGTCCGTCGTTGAAACCGTGCGGCGGATCCACGAAGCCGAGCGCGACTACTTCCGCTGGCGCTTCGGCGTGGAGAACCGCGCGGAGGCGCCGCAGCTGCCCGTCATTCCGCTCGGGGTCCACTGCGAAGACTACGCGTTCGACCCTGGCGCGAGGGAGGACGCCCGCCAGGCGTTGGGCCTGGAGCCCGACGAAGTCGCGGCCCTGTTCGTCGGCCGCCTCGTGTTCCACGCCAAGGCTCACCCGTTCCCGATGTATCGGGCGCTGCAGCTTGCCGCCGAACGGACAGGCCAGCGGATCGCGCTCGTCCTCTCCGGGTGGGCGCCGAACGACTCCATCGCCGCGGCCTTTCGCTCGGGCGCCGAGCAGTTCGCGCCCGATGTCCGCGTCATCTTCGTTGAAGGTCGCGATCCGACCCTCCGGATCCACGCTTGGGCGGCGTCCGACCTCTTCATCTCGCTCTCCGACAACATCCAGGAGACGTTCGGCCTCACCCCCGTCGAGGCGATGGCGGCCGGTCTGCCCGTGGTCGTCAGCGACTGGGACGGCTACCGCGACACGGTGCGCCACAAGGTGGACGGCTTCCGGGTCCGCACCCTTGCGCCGGCGGACGGCATGGGCGTCGCCCTCGCCCGCGGCGCGGAGTCCCGCGCGCTCAGCTATGACCAGTACTGCTGGGCCACGGCTTCGGCGATCGCGGTGGACATCGCCGAGACGGCAGATGCGGTCACGGCCCTCGTGCAGAGTCCTGACCTGCGCCACACGATGGGCGAGGCCGGACGCCAGCGGGCCCGCGAGGTCTACGACTGGCCCGTCATCTATCGTCAGTACCAGGCCCTTTGGGCGGACCTGAACGCCCGCCGCGCCGCGGCCCTCTGCGATCCGGACACGCGACGCTGGATAGAGGCCGCACCCAATGTCGCTCCATCCCGCATGGACCCGTTCCACACCTTCGGCCACTACCCGACCGCCACGCTCGACGGCCAGACGCGGCTCAGACTCGCGCCTTCAGCGACGATCGCCGACCTGCGGGCGGCTCTGACCCACCCCCTGTTCGGCTCGCTCTTCGTTGAGCACCACTCGATCGAGGCCCTGTTCGCCCTGATCAAGGCCGGCGACATCACCCTGGCCGAAGCCGCCACCACCCTCGGCGCCAGCCTTGCCCCAACCACCCGGGCTGCGGGGTTGCTGCTTAAGATGGGGGTGGCCTGCCTAGGCGACGACCAACCGCCCTTCTCGGCCATCGAAACTCAAACTTGATGGCGGTCGGCCGAAATCGCCGCGAACTGCCAGTTAGCAGCTACAACCTCGCCTGTTAGTATACCGGAATGCTAGAAGCTCAACTTAACGCTGAAGTCCTATTTCAGCAGGGTCGCGCCGCATGGCTTCGGAATGACCCGAGGGCGGCAATCCCTTCACTTCGCGCGGCGGCAACTGCGGCACCGGAGAATGCCGCCTACGGCTATGCCCTTGGTTGCGCCCTGCTAAAGGCTGGTGACCTTCAATCCGGCTACCCTCTACTCAACCGTTGGAGGAGCGCCGAGGCAGGGCGGCGAGCTGCAATTCGCCTTCCAATTCCTGCCTGGGCCGGGCAGCCTGTTGAAGGCAGGCATTTTCTAATCTGGGGTGAGGACGGCTTCGGCGACCAGATCATGTACATGCGATACGCCGTCGCTCTTGTTCGACGGGGCGCCCGCGTATCGTGGATTTGTCCCCCTCCACTTGCCAGCCTCATCGCCCACATGGGCATATCCCCGCTTCCGAACGATCAACCCTTTGCTATCTCGGACGCCGATTTCTATTGTCCGTCGAGCGCGCTCCCCCAGGTCTTTGGTGTAACTCTCTCGGCAATTGAAGGGCACCCATTCATTGCGCCCCCGTCGGCCGATATCCGGGGAGCACGCATTGGCGTCGTAACAAGCGCATCCCCGATACACGCTGACGGTCCACAGAAGTCTCTGCCACCGCTTCAGGCAGATCGTATTCGAGCTATCCCGGGAGCAATTGATCTCGCCCCAGAGCACACCGGTGCCAGAGATTTTCTCGATACAGCTTCATTGATGGCTGGCTTAGATCTCGTAATTAGTGTCGACACTGCTTCCGCACATTTGGCAGGCGGAATGGGTATAAGGACGCTCATCCTTCTCCCCTACGTTGCCTGCTGGCGCTGGTTCACACATTCAAGCCGTTCGCCTTGGTACGACAGCGCTGAATTGGTTAGACAACCCCAGGAGGGAGACTGGGCTTCCGCTGTCGACTACGTAGTTGCCCGCACAAGATGAACAAGCACTAGACCATCGCCGCCGGCTGAACCCCCGGTGGAGGTGGTTGTGCCGCCGCCACCCGGCGTAAACCCGCCCCGAGCACTAAGCCCACTTGCCCCATTGCCGCCTCGGTATGGCCCATGTCCGGGAGCTCCTGAGCCAGGTCGCTGCGAACCTGAAGCGGTGCCGCCAAGTCCCGGATTGGTACCATCCCCTCCAGCGCCTGCAGTGGTGGCAGTGACGCCAGCAGTCCCAGAAAGCACGATATCCGAATGCCGGGTTGCGATGGCCGTTCCGCCTGCATTGATTCCGCCCGCGCCGCGGCCGCCGCCGACGTTCAAGACTTCGCCACCCGGGAATGCAGCAATTGTGTTGCCACCATCCGTGCCGGCCGATGCACCAGGCTGCACGCCGGCGCCCACTGAGAGCGACACCTGTGCCCCTTTGAGGATGTATCTTTCTGCGAGGTGGAACGCTCCTGATGCTCCGCCGAAGGGTGCAGCTTGATCCGCCCCAGCCCCTGCGCCCCAAAGCACGAACCGCCACACGCCGGTTCGTGGACAGGTCCAAGTGTGCGATCCCGCCGGAAAGCTGTACGCCAGCATCGGCGCTCGGGCCCGCCGCCCGTTCAGCCCCTGCCCCACAAGGCCCCTGATCTTCTGCCCCACCGCCATCAGTAGTCCGCCCATTCGGCGATGAAGTTGACGCTCTTGGCCTGCCCCTCCGCGACGTACAGGCGCTCGTTCGGCTGCAGGATCACGGGCGAGTCGTCGGAGTAGCCGAAGTCCGTGGTCGGGGCCTCCGTGGTCTGGGCCATGGTGTAGACGCCCATCAGGGCGCTGTCTGCCAGGTGCCGCGTGGTTCCGCCATCCGCCGACCGGAACACCTGCAGCTGATTGGCCGAGGTGATGGTTTCGCACGGGATGGCCTGGAGCTTCGTCAAGCGAGCCCCATTCGGCCCGGCCGTCACGAGGAGCTGGGTGTTGGTGGGGCTGGTCGAATAGGTGGCGTTGGCCGCGGCCACATTGACCACGTTGGCCCTCGGCGTCTGGGGCGTCACGATGCTGTTCGGCGTCACGGGCATGGTCGTCTCCTAAAGGGCGATGGCGAAGGCGAGCGCGAGGCCCTTTACGGCGCCCGCGTAGTCGCTGAGGTCTGATGTCGAGAGCGATTGCCAGCTCGCGCTGGACCCGTCGGTTCTCACGAACTTGCCGGCGTTCCCGGCCTGAGCCGGCAGGGCGCCGGCGTTGTAGGACCAGGCCACGCTCGACACCCAGTCCTTGATCGAGGCGCCGCCATAGCCGGGCGTCTTCACCGCGCCGCCGTCGGTCACGATCCAGAGGATATCGCCGGGATCCACCGTCACCGTGGCGCCCGCCCCGGTCGTCAGCGTGACCGGCCCGTCGCAGGCGTTCCAGACGAGATAGCTCTTGCTGACCGGCGGGATGGTGACGGTGAAGGGCCCGGCCCCGCCGGTGAACTTCACCATCGCGGCCCGCGCCTCGTCGTCGCCGGCGTTGGCGGTGCTGAGCGCGGCCGGGCCCGACAGCGGCTTTGTCAGCCAGCCGGCCACGGCATAGTCGGCGTGCTGCAGGACGGCGTTCAGCTTCTCGCCCCACAGATTGATGTTCTCGCCGGTGAATTGCAGTTCGAACCGGAGCGAGGGAGACCAGGAGGAAGGCATCAGGCGATCACGGCTCCCGTGTCTTGGCGGATCCAGTGGATCCCGTCCGAATGGGCGAGGATGTTGAGGTCGGTGACGAGCGCGAGGGTGTGCGGATGCGCGGCCGCCGCCGGCAGGCCGGCCAGGGTGGACGCGAACAGCGGCGTCGGCGCCGCTGGCGCGATCAGCGCCAGGAGCGCGTCGTGAAACGATCTCAACACGCCGCGCAGGGGTTCGGGCGTCACCGGCCCGATGGGCAGCAGCATCAGCCCGCTCCCACGCCGACCAGGGCCGGCAGCTCGGTGGTCAGACGGCGCGACGCCCGGCTGCGGGCGTCCTTGGCGTTCAGCTCCTCGATCGCCCGCGCCAGTTTCGTCTCATAGGCGCCGGCCAGTTCGGCGTCCCGGAGGAACGGGCCAGCCTCGCTCAGCGTCGCGAACAGGTAGACGTCCGGCGCCTCGGCCAGCAGCGCGTTGGTCGGCGCGGCGGTCGACAGGGCGTAGGCCTTCAGCATCCGCAGGATGACGACATAGGCCTGGTCGCAGAGCCGGTCGAAACGGACCGAGCCGCTGTCCACCGCCCAGGCGCCCGGCTCACCGCGCACAGAGGACCGGCCGATCAGCGCGGCCTCCATGAAGGGCAGCTCGCAGCGGCCGTCGGACCGTTCGATCCACAGTCTCAGGGGCTCGGTGAAGCCCGCCGGCAGCGGGACCAGGCGCGAGCCGGCCGTGGTGGTCAGCTCAACTTCGGTTTCGGCGAGACGGCTCCGCAGCACGCGGTTGAGACGCGCCTCGGCGAGGGCGACGAACTCCGGGATGCGGTCGGTCAGGTCCGCCCGCACCAGCCAGTTCGCCGCCGCCGCACGCAGCTCGGCGTAGGTGGTGATCGCCATCGGGATCTCCGCAAATGAAAGGGGCCGCCCGAAGGCGGCCCCGCAAGGGTGGTGAATGGCGGTCCGCCGCGCTGCGGCGGGCGCCCGCCGGCTATCGGTTCGCCAGGCGGCAGGCGAGCTGCGGCCGGATGGTCTTGAAGCCGTACAGCACGTCCAGCCGGCACGGGAACTTGTCGTTGTTGATGTCGTACTGACGCACGATCCGCATCGAGATCCCGTCGAACACCTCGCGGCTGGCGAAGTCGACCCCGCGCGGCATCACCATGTCGGCCGTGGCGAACGCGAAGGCGCCCTTCTGGTAGGCCATGGAAATGCCGTAGCTCTGCCCCGCCGTGCCCGCGAACCCGAGCAACGTGGCCGTGGCCGGCGAGGCCGAGACGGTCTGGTTCGGCCCGCTGGTCACGATCGCCGGCGCGATCTGCAGGGCGCCGGCGCCGCCCGCATAGTCGGCCGTCACCACGAACTGCTGCAGCACATTGGTCGTCTGCTTGGTCTCGGGATGCACGCGGAAGACGTTCGGCAACGTGAAGACGTCACCCTGCTTCAGCGCCCCCGTGCCCGTGTTCACCGCCAGCGCCGATCCGGTCTGGCCGGCGCCGTTCACCTGATATCCCGTCCCGGCGGCTCGGGCGTGGCGCGGCCAGAGGGTGTTCTCCATGAAGTCGAAGCCGGCCGTGCGCCCCATGAAGCCTTCGCGGTTCTGCTTCGCGATGGTCGACTTGTCGTTGAACAGGCCCTTGAGAGCGTCCACCAGGTCGACGTTGTCCTGGGTGTTGAGGTTGCAGGTGCGGCCGTTCAGCGGCGCCAGGTTGTCCACCAGCACCTTCCGGCTCTCGAGCACCTTCGCGAAGCTCGCCGGCTGGCCCGCATTGTCCGCCTGGTTCCAGACGTCGCGGTACATGCCCATGGCGTCCGCCTCGATGTTGGCGGCCAGCACGCTCATGGCGGGTTCCAGGATGCGCTCGGAGAAGTCGTCGAGGCCCAGGGTCAGGTCCATCGAGGTGAAGTTCAGGTCCACGCCCTTCTGGGTCTGCACCTTCAGGTCCACCGAGCTCTCGGTGGTGTCCTGAGCCGACAGCGTGGCGCCGGTCCGGACCGTGTACTGGTTCGGCAGTCGGATCTTCAGCGTGTCGCCGACCTTGGCGCCCTGCTGGGCGAAGCGGTCGTCGTAGTCCCGCGTGATCGTGCCCACGAAGTTCAGCTTCTGGTGCAGCACGCGAAGGGCCTCCCGCGTCACCGCGGTGGCCGTGAGGATCGTATTCGGCATGTCTGTCCTTTGGAGTTTGGGAAAACCGCGCACAGGCGTCCGAGCCGCGCCTGGGCGCGGGTGCTCGGTCGCGAGCCGGCCGGGCCGGCGGCGGCGGATGTCGGAAGGGCGCGACCCTGTCCCCGCGGGGCGGGAGGATCGGCCACGATCTGGGAGGCTCGAGCGCGGGTTGTCTCGCCGCGGAAGCTCGGCCCGAGACGTCGGCTCAGCTCATCGCTGGCGAAGGAAGATCGCCAATGACGTCAGGTCTGTAGAGGCTCCAGCTCAGGAGCGAGGGCGGGCCGCCGACGGCGTCAGTCGCCCTTCGGCATGACAGGACGCCAGTCCTGGAGCCTGATGTTCGGCGCGCCCTTCAGAAAATGGACGGCCCCGTCCAGGTGCTCGCGTCCCCGCAGGTTCCAGCCGGATGGAAAGCCGCTGGTGACATATCCCGCGGTGCTGCAGGCCACGCACGCGCCGTCTTGGTCGAGGACCCGCAGTTCGTAGGCGCCCTCTGGCAGGCTGGCCCGCTGCCAGAGGTCGTCGCATCCGCCGCGGCAAGCCTGTGAGAACAGGACCCCGTTGTCCGTCTTCAGCACCAGTTCGCGAACGCGGTGGGCGTCCAGGTCCGCGCCCGCGCCGATGATCTCGATCTCGTAGTCCGGCTGGTTGTTCGAAGCCCACTGGAAGATGGCCATGACGAGCAGGACGAAGCTGAGCCCGATCGCATAGCCCAGCCGAAACGCAGTCGGGCGAAGAATGGACTTCAGGTTCACGGCCGAGCCCCCTTCAAGTCCGCGATCTGCACCTCCACGGCGGCGGGCCCATTCCACCAGGGCGATAGCCGCGCCTTCAAGGCGGGCGCCTCGCAGACCACACAGCCGCCGTCGCGGCCATGGATCTCCACCCGGACCGGCGTATCGTTCTGGAACAGCAGGTCGTCGCAGGCCCCGCGACAGGTCTGGCCGGTGACGGTCGAGGCCCCCCGCCAGATGACCGTCGATCCGCCGGCGGCGGTGATCGCCTGGCCCTGCGGTCCCATGGGCAGATGGGGATTGTCTTCCCGCGTGACCAGGGAGACACGGCCGACAAGGTCGAGGCCGAACAGTCCGATCAGCGTCAGCGCCGGGAGCGTAGCCATGCCGGCCAGCAGGCCCAGGAACAGCCTGACACTTCCACGCAAACCACGAGCGATCCCGCCCCTGGCGGCGCTCAACTCTCGCTCTGACGGCATCACCACTCCACTCGTTTCATGGTTGAGCTTAGCAAGTCCGCCCGAGAACACAACAGGAACCATCAGCGGCGTGGAAGACCTTCCAGCCCGGCGGGCGGGAATCGGTAGAGCGGCCCGGTCGGCGTTTCCCTCACCCGGGTCTGGAGCCGGCCCGGGTCGATCTCGCCCCCGCGGACCGCCGCGCTCACGCCCTCGAGATTGTTTCGAAGGTCCATGCGGATCTCGTCGAGCGTCTGCCCCGGCGTCGGCGATTTCTCCCGGTGGGAGTACGGACCTCCATAGTCCCCGGTGGCGCGCTTGTGCTTCCGCAGACTGCCGACGAAGTTGTCCACCTCATGCCCTACGCCGGCGGCCGTGGCGAAGGCCGGTCCCGCCACCTCGGCGATGCGCTTCGAGGCACGGGCGTGCCGTAGGGCGTCGAAGTCGTTGTTGTGCGGACGCCCCATGCCGGCGGCCGCAGACTCCGCGAAAGAGCGGTTGATCTCCTCGTCCATGACCCGCTCCGCGAACGCCGTCTTGGCGCCTAGGTCCCACACCCGCCCCGCGCGCTGCTCCAGCGTCAGCGGCGAATCCGGCCGCCGATCGAAGAACCGCGCGAGCGTCCGCGTGTTGTCGACCAGCCTCCGCTGCGCCGCCGCCCGGAGGCCGTCGATCGGATTGCGCTCCGTCATCACCGCCCCCGCGCCAGTTGCTCGCCGCGGCGGCGCATCCACTCACGAGTGCCAAGCTCGTCGCGCACGCCGCCCGCTCCGGAACCGCCCCCGCCCACAGTGACCGCGGGCCGCAGCTCGCGCGCCGCGGCTTCCGCATCCCCCTGGCCAGCCTGATCGGCGCGCCAGGCTCTGTGCAGAACCTTCCACAGACGGGGGTCGGCCATCTGGGCCAACTCGTCCAGGGTCACACCGAACGCCTGGCCGTATTCCACAAGCTTGGCCGCCACCTCTGGCGACCAGCCCTCGATCTCCTCGCGCAGCTTCGCGCCCGTCGCCGCCATGGCCGCAGCAGATTCCCGCGCGGCCTCCAGCGCGCGTTGCTGGTCGTGGTGGGCGAGCGCATAGGCGAACCTCTCGCGCAGGGCCTCGGTTTCCTGGAAGGTCTCCCACAGCGCCTGCGCCCGGCGCGGTTCCTCGTGCGCCAGAAGCTCCCAGTCCAGCCCCTCGAACTCGTCCAGATGGCGATCCAGCGCCGCCAGCGTCGCCCGGTCGCTGGCCTCGCCATCCAGGCCGCGCCGATGGTCGGACAGCGCCTGCCGCTCGGCCTCCAGCGCCCGCCGGCCCTCGGCCAGCTCCTGCGTCTTGCGGGTATAGTCCGCCTGCCGCAGGAACGCGCCCTTGAGCGATGCCGGCAGCGCGTGGATCTCGCCGTCCACCTCCAGCTCGAAGGTTTCCGGCTCGGGCTGCAGCCCGTCGGTCTCGACGAACTGGGCCTCGTCCAGGCGCGCGTCGTCGCCGCCCGCCGCGAAGGGGTCGTGATCGGTCATGGATGTCCCTTGGGTCTGGCGCCGCGAGAGGTCGCAGCGCGGATGACGCGACGCCGCCGGCGCCGCGAGCAGGAGGCTGAAATCCTCCGGCAGCGAACAGATATTGAATGACTCTAAGGTCGAGAGGTGGATCCGGGGCCGTGCCCCGCCTTGGGCGAACGCCTCAGCCGCTGGTGGCGCGGCGTCGTTCGATTTCTCGTCGCCATGCGCCAAGCAGCACCGCCACGATCGATAGTGGCGCCCAAATCCCGGTCACGAAGCCCATGACGAGAGCCGACAGCATGCGCAGCGCCGTCCGCAAATCCTGCGATCCTGTGCTTGTGCCCAGCAACGCCACCCATGCCAGCGCCAGCACGACGAGCACGACGGAGCCGACAAGCCGCACCCCCTTCCAGACGCCATGCCGCCGACCAAAGAAGAATAGCGGCGCGCAGAGCGGCAGCGTCGGCAGGCCGAACATGAACAGCATCCGCACCCAGGTGACGTAGCTGCCGGGCTGGAGGCCCAACGACCAGACGGCGCCCGCAAGATAGCTCCAGAACGTGAACACGGTCACCGGCGGCTCACTCACTTGCGACGTTCCACACGCCTGCCTCGCGCAGCCATCCAGGCGTCGATTGGAAGACGATCATCCGGCCCGACCGTGCCCGGCTACGGTCTAGGACAGCACGCGGTCCAGCCTCGATCATCTCGGCTGGCAGAATTCCGGGAAGGCAGGACGGCATGCTGGTGGGCAACGCCAACCTCGACGCCTTCGCTCGCGGTGGCGTGCTTGGAAACAACTCTGGCCTCTTGCGGAAAGGCGCTTCGCTCATCCACAACTCCATCAGAACAGAACCCGAACGTCAAGTTCAGGTTGCGGCCGCCCCGCGCATCGCCTTCAGGCGGTTGGTCTCGGCCTCGAAGGCCTCGATCTCCAGCCGACGCGCGGCGTGCGATCGGTCCTGCTTCAGCGCCGCGACCTCGGCGCGCGCGGCGGCGAGCGCCTGGCCCAGCTGCGCGAGCTGCGCCTGGGCCGCCTGCCCCTCGGCGCGCTCGCCTCGCGCCTGCGGCGGCAACAGCGCGCCGAGTCGCTGGGCGATCTCGTCGGCGCCCGGCCAGTCCAGGTTCCGCGCCAGCAGGTCGCCGATGAGCGGCGCCGCGGCCGGATACGCCCGGATCAGCTCGATCATCTGGTTGGCCGCCTCTTCCCGGCGGCTCGTGAAGCTCGGTCCCGAGCGCACGGTCAGGTCGTACTTCCCCGCCGAGAGGTCGTAGATCGGGCCGATCGCCTTCAGCGCCTCGCCGCCCTGGCGTCCAGGCGCCACCCCGACCGACTGCGCCGCCCCGTCCGGCCCCAGCACGCGCACCACCCGCGCCGTCCCGTAGACCTTCGGGATCAGGTCCAAAAGGACGCGCCCGGCGTGGCGGATCGCGCGACTGAGGTTGTCGATGTAGTGGAAGGTCGAGACATCGCCTTCCCGCTGGCGCGCCATGATCGCCCGGCCCGAGGTCTCGTTCGACCGCGCCCCCAGGCTCGCATCGTAGAGGCCCATGATCGACTTCATGTCGTCCGAGGCGTTCATCGCCTCCTGCAGCGCCCCGGCCGGCACGCCGGCATAGCCCTGCCGCATCGGCGGCTCCGGCCCGTCGTATTCGATGTAGGCGTGGCTCTGGGTGTTGGCCGTGGCCCACTTCGCCGAGTCTGTGTCGAAAGCTCCCTTGCGGCCGATGAACGGCGTCCGCGGCGCGAGGGCCACCAGCTCGGTCGAGATCGAGCGCCAGTAGTTGAACATCCGCTGCGGGTCCTTGGCGTCGCGCACCAGGCTGCGCAGCCGGCGCCGGCCATCCACCATCAGTTCCTCGCCGTAGACGGGCACGATCGGGATGAACCGCCCCGCCCAGTCCACGGTCTCCAGCACCTCGGCGCCGCTCAGGATCCGCTGGGTCACCTTGTGCCCCGCCACCGTTCTAGGGCGGCCGACCACTTTCACGCCCAACGCGTCGAACATGGCCTTCTGCGCCTTGTATGCGCCCTCCTCGATGATCTGGCCGTCCGACAGCGCCAGGATCGTCCGGCTGGCCCGCTCACGCCGCCAGTATTCGGCGATGGTCACCCGCGGGCCGTCAGACTGTGGTCCGTCCGCACGCTCGCCGTTCCAGTCGGTTGCTTCGGCGCCCTTCCATCGCGCCTCGAACGCGGCGCGCGGCAGGCTGTCCACCACGAACGCGGTGTTCCAGTCGGCCGAGTCCGCCCCGACCGACTCCGGATCGCCGTAGATCGAGAAGGGGTTCGACACCCGCTCGACGACGATGTCCTGGTCGAAGCCGTCATCCGTCGCGTAGCGCGTGTTGATCCGGAAATAGCCGATCCCGGACGTCACCGCGAAGTCCAGCGCCGTGTCGTAGGCGACATCCGCATCCGAGCTCTGCTCGATGTGCCGGATCAGCCCGTTGAACACCTCCGCTGTCTCTGGATCGGCGCCGCTGTCGACCGGGTGGACCGCGATCGCCGGCTTGTTCTGGCGCGCATCGTTCACGACCTGGCGGATGAACGCCGGCAACCTGTTGATGGTCAGGCAAGGCCGCCCTTCCAGCTCGCGCTCGCGGCGGACGCGCTCGGGCCACTGCTCGCCTAGACGCGCGAAGCGCAGGTCGTCCAGCGCCTCGCGCCGGTTCTCCGCTTCGGCGTCGGCCGCCAGCGCGAACGCCTCGCGCGCCTCGGCCAGGATCTCGTCGTCTGACAATGGCAAAGCCCCATGACAAAAGGCCCGCGCGGGGGGCCCGGCGGGTGAACGCGACCGCGAGCGGTCGCCGCATGTCGAATCTTTCGGCGATCACTCGAGCGGCGCCGAGGACTGGTCCCCCGCCTCAGCGGGGCGCCTCAGGCGCAGTGATCAACCGTAGTGAAAACCTATCAAATTCGCGCGCGCCCGTCAAGAACAAAACGCGAACCATTTCGACCTCAGTCGTCTTCGGCCGCCTCCGCATCCAACTCGGCGACCAGCTTCCGCAGGCGGGCCAGATCCGTAGGGTCCATCCCCCGCTGCCGCGCGAAATGCGCCACCAGGGGCGCGATCTGGCCGCCGAACAGGCGATCCAGAAACCCCTGGCTCTCCGCTGTCACCCAGGCCTCGCGGCTCACCTTCGGCGTGTACAGCGCCAGACCGCCTCGCCGCTCGGACGCCACCGCGTCCTTGCGGATCAGCCGGTGGATCAGGGTCCGGACCGTCGTCTCGCTCCAGCCGTTGGCGGCGCCGGCGGCCGCGAGAATGTCTTCCACCCCCGCCCCGCCGCGTCCGGCCTCGGCCCCATCCCAGATCACCGCCATGACGCGGCTCTCCGCCTCGGAAATCCTCGGCTCCGTCATCCGCCTACGCGGCCGCGCGCCGGATCCGCGCCTCCAGATGCCGCTCGCATAGCACGCCGACGGTCGTCGCCAGCAGGCCCAGCATCACCGCCAGCGCGGCTTCGGCCCACCCGGGCGCCATGACCGTGATCGCCGGAGCCGGGCGTACATTGGCGATGCCGATGAAACCCCACAGCAGCACATAGGCCGCGGCCAGCGCGCCCAGCGGCGTTCCCCCGGCGCGGACGATCTTCAGCCGACCAAGCGCCGTGGCGAGCCCCGCCGCGTCGCCGCGCCCCACCTTTCCGAGGCTCATCGCCCAGATCGCCACGGCTCCAACCGCCGAAAGGATCAGGATGGCGAACACCGTCTTCATCTCCAGCGATGCGTCCGCAAAGACGTCGCCGAACGTCAGGCGCTCGCTGGCCGGGACCAGGCGGTAGGCGACCTCCTCGGCACGCGCCGCGCCCGCGGCCAGCACGAGGCCCGCCGCGGGCGCCAGGATCGTCATGAACTCGCGTCCCATCGGACGGCCTCCCAGTGTTGTTACGTGTGTAGCAAATCAAAACTACACACGTAACAAACCCTGTCAACCGGCCGATCAGCTACGCGCCGTCAGGCCCGGCCGCGCTGGAACAGGCCCAGCAGGAACAGCAGCAGGATCGCGCCCGCCGTGGCCACCACCAGGCTCGGGATCACGCCCGCGCCGGCGCTGAAGCCCAGCATGGTCGCCACGAAACTGCCGAGGAAAGCGCCCACCACGCCCACGATCAGATTGGTCAGCAGGCCATGGTTGCGCCGCATGACCTTCTCCGCGATCCAGCCGGCCACGATGCCGATGATGATCGCGCCGATAATTCCTACGCCATCCATTCGAGTGTCCTCCGTCTGCCTCGGCGACGGAAATGCGGAGGGCGGCGGCGGGTTGCACCGCTTCAGCGGATGTGCGGGTCCGACATCATGAGCTGCAGATAGAGGATCACCGCGATCGCGACCCCCACGCTCGTCATCGGGCGGGCCTCCACCAGGTCGATCAGCTGCCGCAAGAGGTCCGGCATGACGTCTCCAAAAGCCGCCCGCGTCCCCCGACAATTCCTTTTCGATTCAAGGCGGTTAACGCCTCTTAAGCCAAGACGATTAACTGCGCGCGCTCAGGCCATCCACGACAGCGTCCCGCCAGCCGAACGCGCCGAAGCTGGCGGCCTTGCAGGCGCCGCAGCCCGCCGGTTCAGCGCGAACTCGCCGAACGCGTCGGCGCCGTGGCTCGCGCGGTCGTGAAGCGGCCCGCCGAAACTCAGCGTCGCCCGGCTCCACCGCTTCCGGTACGCCCGCAGCCGCTCCAGGCCCGTGGCGCACCGCTCGGCGTCGAACCAGCAGATCGGGATCATCAGGCGCGCGGCGTTCACCCGCTCCTCGGGATCGGCCGCGGCGCCGACCTGGATGCGCGACAGTCCCAGCGATGTCAGCGTCTCGTACCGCGACCGGCCCGTCGCCAGCTCGCGCACCATCACATCGTGCGGCAGGTGATGCGTTCCCCACAGATAGGGCCGCTCCGCGATGGCGCGGCGCACGATCGCCGGCAGGCCCTCGCCGCTGGTCTCGAAGTAGTCGACCACCCGCACCTCCCGGCCAGCCTGCTGGAAGAACCAGATGGCGGTGTAGTCGTCGATGCCGAGATCCCAGGCCGTATCGACGGGCAGAGCGGGATCCACCGGCACGCCGCCGATCCGCCCCGCGCGTCCCGCCTCCCCCAGCAGGCTCGCGTAGTAGGCGCCGGGCGCGGCGGCGTCGAAGTCGACCAGGTACTCGCTGGCGAACCGCGCCTCGCCCTCCTCCACGCCCAGTTCGGCCACCAGCTCGGCCTTCTCGCGCGCAAGGTCATGCGGCTCGAAGACCGTGGTCTGCGTCGCCGGCGACTTCAGGCAGAACCAGCCATCCCGACCCGACCGGGCCTCGAACGCCCGCGTGGCATGGTTGCGGCCCCGGGGCGTCCAGAGGAACAGCGCCCAGCCGCGGTTCTCCACCAGGATTGGCCGCAGGTAGTCCCAGGCCTGCGGCTTGGCCAGCGACCATTCCGACAGCACCACGCCCCGCGGGGAGGCGCCCATCAGGCTGTTGTAGTTGTCCGATCCCACCACCTGCCAGATGGAGCCGTTGGTCAGCTCCAGCTTCATGTCTCCCTCGACGGCCCGGGCGACCATCGGCGGCGGAAACGCCTCGTCCACCCGACGTCGGCCGGTGTGCGGGTTCACCGCGTCCCAGATGGCCTTCCGTCCCTGCGCCGCCTCGGGCAGCAGGTGCCAGTAGATACCCGGGCAGGCCAGCGCCGACGCCGCCGTCCAGTGCAGCGCCACCTCGTCCTTGCCCCAGCGCCGGTGCGCCACCACGTCAGCCCGGCGGCAACCGTTCAGCAGGGCTTCCCAGAGCCCAGCCTGATAGCCGCGGGGCTTCCACTCGATCGGCAGCGCCAGTTCAGCCTTCATGGTCCAGGAAGCTCCCGTCCGGCAGGATCTCGCGGGCGAAGACCGACCCGTCCTCGCGCATCACCGGCGTGAAGGCCCGAATGCGCACCGAGATGGCGGAGACACCCGTCTTCCCGACCACCGCCTCCACCTTCGACCCATAGCGATGCGGCGCCGCCCTGGCCGCATGCCACATCAGTGTCGACACCCTGAGCTTGTCCGCCTGGACCGTCCCGGCCGTCGCGCCTTTCGCCACATCGAGAGCTTCGTCGGCGCGCGCGTCGGCCGCCATGTCCTTGGCGCGCGCGAGGGCGGCCCCGAAGTCCGGATGCTGGTCCCGCCACTGGTACAGGGCCGCATACGAGGGCATGCCGCGCGTGCCGCAGATCCTCGACCATGTTTCGCCCGCCGCGATCCGCGCGCAGATCGTCTCCCCCAGTTCGGGCGTGAACCCCACGCGCCGCTTCCTCGGGTGCTTCTGGACCGCCTGCTTGGAGGCCTCCGGCTTGGCGGCCTCCTTCCTGGGTCGCGCGGGCCGTGCGCGCCTCGACGTCTCTGTCAT